GGCCCCGGTGACGTCGCCGTTGTGAGCCTGCACGATCTCGACCTGTGGGTAGTCCTTGGCCCGCTTCGTGAGGTGGTAGGGCTTGGGCTCCCCGGTGAAGGTGTGGTCAGCCTCGATGGCGATGAAGCGGTCCACGACCCCCTCGAGTTCGTAGAGGCGGCAGTCCAGCATGTCGAACTCATGGTTGAACATGAAGACGTCGACGATCACGACAGGTACTCACGCAACCAGTTCACCGTCTTCTCGGTCCCGCTCTCGAGGTCACGGAGGTCGAACGCCGTCATGCCGATCTGGAGTAGCGTCTCGGGGTTACCCACGACGACGGAATGCTCAGGCTCTCCCGGGCGCATGGGCAGGTGTTCGATGCGTCCTTGGCCTACGGCAGCGATGACCGTGTTGGCGATGTCGTTGACGGTGGTGTGTCGACCCGTCCCCGCCTCGATGATGCGCTCCGGGGGCCCGTTCTCATCGAGGGAGATGAGCGTGCGCACCAAGATCTCCGCGACGTCCTTGACGAAGATCATGTCCATGACTTGCGAGCCGTCCCCGTAGATCTCGATGGGGTCACCTGCGAGGGCACGGCAGATGAAGGCGGGCATGATCTTGCGCACCCGACTGGGGCCGTAGGGGATGGAGGGGACCTGCCCGGGCCCATAGGCGTTGAGCGCCCGGACCGAGGTCATCATCTTGCCCTCGAAGGTCTTCTTCATGTTCACGAAGCGTTCGACGGCGTTCTTCGTGATGCTGTAGGTGTTGTCCATCCAGAAGTTGCCGACCGCGATGTTCACCAGTGGGACGTCGTACTTGGCGCAGGCCGTGATGACGTTCAGGCCACCGAGGATGTTCGTTACGGCAGCAGGGGTCGGATCAGCCACCGTCTCCTGTGTTCCCAGGACTCCGGCCAGATGGATGACCCCATCCACGTGACTGATGGCGTCGTCCACGAGGACCGCGTCCTTGATGTCTCCGAAGTAGGACTCGGTCTCCATCCCCATTCCGAAGACGTGCCCTTCGTGGCGTTCGAGGACGATGACGTGGAGGTCGCGGGACTTGAGGGCTCTGACGACATGCCCTCCGATGAACCCGTTCCCACCTGTGACGAGGACATGCTTCATCCCATCTCCATATGTGCGTGTTGCCCAAGATTATGCCTCCCCGGGCACGAAAAAAAGGCCCCCCGATGACGGGGGGCCTTCGCTTGGTCGATCAGGTCTCGTCGTACGAGTACGAGATCGTCTCCGTGCTCCAGTTGCCCGGAGCGGACGTCGAACCGACCTCGAGCTGGAAGACGAGGAAGCGGGTCGTGTCGTTGGTGTTGGTGATGGGCCCAGCGAACCACGTCAGCTTGTTGGTCGACGTGTACGTGGTGAAGTTCAGGGTCGCGACCGTCGAGTTCGCGTTGGTCGGGGTCACACCAGTGATCTGGTTGGAACCGACGTACAGCGTCGTCGAGGTCTTGACCGAACCGTCGCCCCAGACGAGGAAGTTGCTGACCGCGTTGTCAGGGGTGGCGGTGATCTTCAACTTGAGCCACTTGTCGTAGCTCCGCGTGCCGACGGTGATCGGGTTCGCCTGGCGGTTGGCCAGCGAGTTCGTCGCGTTGTCGGCACTGATGAGGTCGATACCGGTGATCGCGGCGGATTCGGTACCGGCACTGGCTCCGGTGTAGCAGTACAACTGCAGGGTTGCGGCCATCGTTCACTCCATGCTGACGCCCGCGTATGCCGTCAACTCGGGGACGCTCTCCCAGTCCTTGCTGGATGAGCTTCCGGTTGGCGGTGCGGGCTTGCTTCCGGCTTCGAGGGCCTCTCGAGCCGTGGGGATGTCCTCCTCTGCGGCGAAGCGCACCGGGCCCTTGGACCCCATCGCCATCAGGGAGTTGCCAAGCGTTCCCCCGAGAGGGGGATAGCCAGCCTCGACCCGTGCCTCGTCGACTACCTTCCACGGCATGCCTGCGAGTGCGTACCGGTTGATCTGTGCCCGGTCCATCGACTCCTTCAGGTTCAGGGCGGTGAACTTGAAGGCGAGGTTGTTGCGCTTGCCGCCGAAGGCAGCGTCCTGGACGACCTCGCGGGTGATGAACGTCTGGACAAGTCCGAGGAGCGGTCTGAGGCCCCGGTCCTCCGTGTTGTCCGCTTGCACTTGCGCCGTGGCCCGGTTGACGTCGATGGGCATCCCGAGGTCTTGTGCCGACAGTCCGAACACAGCGGCGATCTTGCGCATCAGGTAGATCTGGTACTCAAGGAACTGCATGTCCCGGTTCGAGGTCCGGAAGGGCAGGAACTGTGCCCCTCTCGAGCCACCGAGGAAGGCCATGGCACCCTTGCCAGCCACCTCGGCGTTCCAGTACCGCTTGAAGTCCTCGACCTGGTCGGGGCGGGCCTGCTCACCGAGGTCCAGGAGACCATCCGGGGCCGGGGCCTTGACCTGCCGGGTGTTGTAGTTCTGACCCGACAGTTCGGCATCGACGGCGAGCTTGAGCGTCTCGAGGGGAGCGAGGCCGACGACGCGGTAGGTCATCGGGTTGGCCATCATGTAGATGAGTTCGTCATCCCGGAAGCGGGCCCGCTCCTGGTAGTCGGGGTACCACGCATAGCGGGCCTCGGCAGGGTCGCCGTCCCAGTAGCGGTTGACGCGGATCTGCCCGCCGTCGACCGGGTAGAGGTTGGCGATGCCGCCCGAGAGGGTGCGCTCCTTCTCGATGCACCCGGCGTCGAGCACCAGCAGGTCTTCGACGATGCGGGCGATGAACTGCTGCCACGAGATGTCGATGGGGTTGGGGTCGGTGAGCAGATCGGTGATCTGGGCGATGCGCTCCTTGTTGAAGCGGGCCTCGTTGTCGATCGGCTCGATGAACCACTCGGCCTGAGCGACTTGGTCACGCCGGATGTTGATGGCAGCCCGCACCCACTCGCTGTGCTCTGCCCAGTTGCGGAAGAGCGCCACGTTGGGCTTGCCGACCATGCCGCGATCCTGTGTCGTCACCGCTGCGGACGGAGCGTTGGGCACCTTCGTCGGCGAGGTCTTCATGGCATTGCGAAGGGCCGTCCTGACGACGGCCCCGCTGACCCCTGGGCTGAAGAAGCGTGCGACCCCGGTCGCCGCCTCAGTGACGAGGCTCATGGCACCACCTTGAAATGGTCTCGCAGCAGGTCTCGCTGGACCCTTGCCAATCGATCGTGGAGGACATGCTCATTGGCCTTGTCCATGGCCTGTCGGTAGGTGTACTTCCAGGTCTCGATGCCCGAATCGATGAGCATCGCCTCGACGTGGTCGGGAACGGTCCGGGTCCCATCACGGAACACGATCTCCTGCATCGCTCACTCCCTGCTCAGAGAGCCGAAGAAGAACCCGCCACCGCCGAGGTCCATGGAGAACCCCAGAGCGTCGACGAGGTCATCGTGACCCTTCGGGAACGACAGGAGTTGCATCTCGAAGTCGCTCCCCTTGAGCGAGGAATGGTGGAAGACCCGATGGGCCTCGTACTTGGCAGCCACCGCTCTCGCCCGTGTCGTCTTGTCGGTATCCGAACGCTTGCCCTCGATGGGGATGTTCGGGTAGTCCCGCATGACTTCCTGCACCAGCGTCGACTGGAACGCCTGGTTCTCGGTGATGACCAGGTCGGTCTGGTACGCGTTGAAGCCATCGCGGATGAACTCGGCATGCCCATACTCCCGCTTGTCCTGGTAGTAGGACATGACGTAGAAGTTGCCCTTCCGGTCTGAGGCCGTCGTGACCCGTGCGGTGTAGTCGGCCCGTTCCTTCTCGCTCGAGGCGAGGTCCACTCCCATCTTCCACGTGTAGGGCTGGTCGGACGGCAGCTCGTCGAAGTACTGGAAGTAGCGACTCTGGAAGACGTCGCCCGCCATGATCCCCCGGATGTCGTTCTGGTAGGCGCACATGAAGAGGGGCGTCCCCAGTTCGATGCGCTTCTCCAGCAGCGTCTCGACCGGCCAGTGCTCAGGCCAGTAGGAGGTGAACTTCTCGGGCTCCTCGGGGATGGGCGTGAGAGCGGAGACGACCTTGGACCGCCATCCCTTGCCCCCATCCTCGATGGG